CTTTCTCATTTCTCTTTTTAATTAAATGACCCAACTGACGAGAGAGAAATGAGAGAGAGAGTGTCAGTTGGGTCAAAACCTTTAATATCTTTTGTTCAAAAAATATACAGAAAATGCAATCATTATTGTGCCAATAGCTCCATAAATCATCATTTTATCAAGTGACATTGCATCTTCCATACAACTACCACCACAATCAGAACCAGCTACACCAAGAATTAGTAAAAAACCAAAAGCACCGATACAACCTACAATAATATTTTTAAACATACTTTAGACCTATATTTTCTTATTTTGTACAACTATAGTAACACAGGTAAAATGGAAAGTCAATGGATTTTGCAATTTAATTTAAGACCTTAAATATTGAATCATTATTTGTGCAAGAGTTTTAAACCATTCTTCATCGTTACCTCTGGTGGTTTCTGCTGCAACTCCGATTCTAACTCCAGAGGTTTCAATAAAACCGCGAGTGTCGTTAGGAACACCATTTTTATTTACAGTAATACCTTTTTCTTCTAGTAAATCTGCAAATTCACGACCACTATACTTTTCTTTATTCAAGTTAATAGTAAACATATGAGATTGTGTTCCACCAGATACTATTTCTACATCAGCAGCTATGAATGTTTTTGCCATCATGTTTGCATTAGCTATTACTCGTTCAGTATATAAATGAAAGTCTGGTTGTAATGCTTCGTAGAAACATTGTGCTTTAGCGGCAATGATGTGCATCAGAGGCCCACCTTGAGTGCCGGGAAATACTGCACTATTAAGTTTATTACTATATTCTTTATCGTTCCACAAAATCATACCACCACGAGGGCCTCGTAAAGTTTTGTGTGTAGTTGTTGTTACAACATCTGCATAAGGAAATGGATTAGGATATGATTTACCAGCAATGAGTCCAGAGTAGTGACTGACATCTGCAAGTAAGATTGCACCTACCGAGTCTGCCATTTTTCTGAATCGTTTCCAATCAATCACTCGACTATATGCACTTGCTCCTGCAATAATCATTTTAGGACTATGTTTTAATACTAGTCTTTCTGCTTCATCATAATCAATAATTCCATTATCATCAACACCATAATTCTTGATAACGAACCACTTACCACTTATGTTAACCTTCGCACCATGTGATAAGTGTCCACCACTAGATAAGTCCATACTGACAATTAAGTCGGCTGGTTTCAAGAATGCTTTGAATACTGCAAGGTTTGCATTTGCACCACTATGTGGTTGAACATTTGCAAAGCTACAATCAAATAGTTTAGTTGCATATTCAATTGCAAGTTCTTCTACCTTGTCAACTTCATCACAACCATTGTAGTATCTTTTGCCGGGCAAACCTTCTGCATACTTGTTGGTTAAGATACTACCACACAATGACATTATCTCTGGACTAGTGAAGTTTTCACTTGCGATTAGTTCAACAGTGTTGTCTTGACGAGCAGTTTCATCAAATACTATTTTTTTGATTCGGGGATCAAACACGTTTACTCCCAGCATTAATGCTTCTAATTTAGTCATGGCCATTAGCAGAACGAGAACCTTGTGGATATACTTCTGGAGCAGGAACTACAAAGTTTTCATCCCAACCAAATGCTTCTTGAACTACTTTTGAAGATAAGCCTTTGTAGACTTGATGTAGTTTTTTATCCTTTGCATGAACCAAAAGTTTTGCTTCACTTTCGTGTAACGACTCTAGTAACTGAAAGAACATGCTTTCTTTTTGTACTTGACGAGTTTTGGGGTCAGCACCTTTAATGAAATGCCATAGTTTTTTTGATTCCATTGAAAGCACTGTATGTTCTGTACCTTCTGGTGCATCATTAGGTGTATAAGGAACTTCACCTTCTGGGAATACCCATTCTAATTTAGGATCAAATCCAGATTTCAAAAACATTCTTAATGAATCAGTATTATGTTTTTGAAGGAGTTGAACCTTCTGTGCTTTAGTTTTTGCTTTTGCTACTTTTTCAAGTATTTCTGAAAAGAGCGGTGTGTATACTTCTACAGGGTTAGCCATGTTTAAAATTCTCCAATTGTTTCAGTAAGATTTTTCAATCTAGATTGTATAAAATAATTTAATAGTTTACTTCGATTGCCACAGGGAGCATTGTCAAAAACTTCATTAATTTCAGTTTCCAACTCAGATGGAATCTTATCAAGACTGATAAGAGTTTCATTCCTTTGGTAATTTCTTTTAACTTCATCAGGTAAATCATCAATATTTGCATTCAACCAGCTTTCAATCTTTTTCTTTGTTAAAGGTTTTTGTCTTAATCCATCTACAAAAGTGTTATCAGGTGATAGAACATTAGGCACTCCATCACTAGTGTCGCCTTTAAGTATGTGTTCCTTTATATAGGTATCTGGATTATATCCATTTACATACTTCTTGAGAATGGGTGAATATTGTTTTACATCAGAATATTTTTGTAACTGAATAAAGTCTTTATCTCCAGAAACAATCATAATTGGTTCTTTCTTGTTTTTCACAAGAGTAGCAATAATGTCATCAGCTTCTGCACCATAAACTTCAAGGTACTTATATGGTAAGTTATCTTTGAACTCTGCTTTAATTTTATTCAGAACTTCAAAGATTGCATCCCAATCCAAGTCAGATTTTTCTCTACCTTTCCTACGACTTGCTTTGTAGTTAGGAAAGAAGTCACGCCTCCAATAATGTTTGGAATCATAAGCAAGTACAACCTCACCATATTCCTCAGTAAATTGAGTGCGATACATACGAACCGAATTGAGAATCATGTGTCTTACNATGTTNTCATCTGGTTCTTTAGATTTAGTCATATTCAAATGCATCATTAGACTAGCTACTGTGATTTGATTCATATCAATAATTATCATAATTTATAATGTGCGTTAAAGCTCATGCTCCTTCTTTCACCATCAGAATAAAATGGATAAACAGTATGTTTTAACCAAGATGGGAATATTAACATCATTCCAACTTTTGGAACAAATTTAAGATTGTCACTTCTAAAGTCTGATTTTTCACCATACATAAATTCAATCAGACCTGTTGCTGGATAGTGATCTTTAAATTCTTTATCATTTTCTTTATGCATATCTTTTGGTATCTTTAGATAGATAACACCAGAAAAGTTACCACTGTGTGTATGCCATGGATTGTATTCGTGTTTATACTGACTTACAATCCAACTCTGTGCAAGATGAATGTTATCAATGGTGGGTTGTTTACCCTTTGAAATCTTAGACCAACCATACGCACGATTGACAACTTCCATGTGTTTAAGATATCCTAGACAGCCTTCTTTGATTGTGTCTGACAAATACTTAGTTTCTTCTTTATCATAAGCAGGAATTTTTATTTCTTTTGATACCTTACCAACAAGGTTTTCAGAAAAATCAAATTTCTTAGAAAGACTTTCATCACCTAATACTGCATCTCCTGCAAGATTAACTAATGAAATAAATTTTTCTGGTAATTTAAATTCCAAAATTGTAGGACTAAAATTTTCCCATACAATGGGATCACTCGATAGGTTGTTCATAACTTTCTTCCATAACATCTAACATGTCATCTAGCATGTCTTTATCTATTGATATGATACCATCTTTGGCTATCATAAGATTATCAATGAATACACTCATAGTGTGTCCATAATCAAACTTCCTATAAAGCATAGATTTTACCACCTCATTTATATATCCAATTTCTTTTAAAAACTCAGGTGAAGTTAAATCAAAACCTTCTTCATTAAATTTGTGTATCAATGGAATTATAAGTTGACTTGTAATGCCATCAATCACTTCTATGTCATTTGCAATTTTCTTACTTTCATCATACAAATTAGACATTTCTTCTTTGTCTAGCCATGGGCCTTTTACTACATTGTTCTTTATTTTTTTGTTACTACTGGGCCCTTCGGTGTTATCGTTTTCCATTTGACTCGTCCTTCTTGATGTTCTCCATAACGATCATCACACCAATCGCCTGTTTTAAGATAAGCATTACAATGACGAATGTAACCTTCTATGTCAGCAACTTTTGCGATTGCACCAGAAACACCTCTCCTGACACTGCTTTTTTCTTCGTTTAAAATACTTTTTTGAGTTTTAATCCAAGACTTAACTTTATCAGGATGTAAAAAGTGATCTTCTGGTAGTCCTAATAAAGAACTATGGATAGAAGAATTTACAGCTGGTTTTCTTGCAGCACGAGCTAATGCAAGTCGTTCTACCGCTGCTGCCTTTTGTTCTGGAGTTAAAGGCTTACGTTTTTTACGAGGCTTACTTGGTTTCCAATCTTTGTGATCGGGTAAACTTTCTTTAACTTTTTTAGTCATTTTCAATTACTTCCATAATATAAATTAAATACATTTAACCTTTTGTAACTCTTTTTCGCCAGTTTCGGGATTGACTTTAATTTTAATAAAACCCTGTTCTTCTAAAATATTTAATAGTTTTTCAGTTACAGGTTCAGTAGCAGAACTTCTTCCCCACAGATAAGTGCCAAAACAAGCTACAAGTGAAATGATTGTTGCGGTATATGTGTCAATCATGGATACACCTCCTCGATATATTCTTTTGCATATTCAACAGCAAAAGACATTTGAAATGTTTTCTTGACATCATTAAGAATTTCATCAACAGACTTTTTTCCTAAATTATCATTAACAAACTCTTGAATGTCCAAAGATATTTCATTCATTTTGCTCATTATTCTCTCCTTTTATTATCTTATGTATACATAATAACACAACAAAAGTATAAAGTCAAGAGGTTTTCTTATCTAACTTTAAATTATTTAGGAAATATTCCATGTATAAATCTTCATTTAGTATAGAATATCCATTAAAATCTCCGTAAGTTTTGATGTGAGTATACACTCGTTTATAGGAATATTTTTCATACATTTCTGTCCACCAAGAAATGGGTTTTCGTGTACAGTGTGCATTCTCACCATTGGGTAGGATTGCTATTGCTGGTGAAGTTGCAATTGCAAGGAATACAAACTTATCAGCTCTTTTGGTAATCATATTAATTGTTTCTGGGATTTGTTCTTCGGGAATGTGTTCTAATACATCAGTAGAGATGATACCATCAAAAGGGCCATCTGGTAAGGTTTCAAACTCTGGTACTGCTGGGTCATACAAAGTTGGCATGATACCCATATCTTCGTGGTGTTTCCATTTAGAATATTGTTGACCTTTACCACAACCAAAGTCTAATAGAGTTTCTGGTTTCATATCTTTTATCAAATCTAAAATATGTTGTAGTTGCGGTTTAAGATTGTTGCCGGGATAATTGGTATTTTGGTCTGCGTGAAATTGTTTATACTGATCTATCCAATCATTGTTGTCCATTATGTATCCTCAAATGTTCTTGTAACATCTTTGAGCTTCCTATTCTAACATTGATAATACCATTATAGTATTCATCAGTTTCTAGAACCCTTCTGTCAAATTGTTCTTTTGCTTCTAAGTAACTTAATATTCCTCTACTTGAACAATAATGTAAAATTTCTCTGGTAAATTTATCTTCACCAAACGATATAACATCAGCGTTCAAGTGTTCAGAAGAACCCCAATAATCTCTCCAATCACTTTCTTTTGTTGAGCGTCTTTTATTTGTTCTGCCTTTAAGTGGTGGTCTAGTAACTTTAAACCTTGCGAGTTTCTTACCAATATACTTTCTGTTGTTAGCAAGATTAGTTATGAGATAAACAAATCCCTCGCAATCATCTGGTAGTTGTTCTACTATCTTTCCTTGATGTGTCCACTTTGTTGGAATTGTCATCAATTCCATTGCTTTTTTCATTATCACATTTCCCAAATATAGAATCCCAATTCTTATCAAATTGTTCTCTACTATTTATGGGTCTTTGCATACTACCTTTTCCACCATAATCTCTACCAGATGTCATTCTCATCATCCTCTACTTCTTCTATAAATTCAAATGTTTCGTCAAGTTCATATCCACAAAATGAACAAAAAGTTACTTTGTATAGTCGGGGCTCCATGTTGTGTTTTATATGGTATTCTGCTTCACAAGATTCACACACGATAAGTTTCACAACTGTTTTACCCCTATGTTACAGGAATTTAAAAATTCTATTCCATCAGTTTTTCTGTAAACTTCTCTATAATATACATTCTTTATTCCAGAACCATAGATTAACTTTGAACAACTCATACATGGTGCATGTGTTATATATATGTCAGAATCTAAACCACTTTCTATTGACCTAGCAAGTTTACTTATCGCATTAGCTTCAGCATGTATTACTTCTGGTTTTGTAATTTCTGCTGGAAATCCTATATCATGTTGTGGAAAGCTTACTTCACAAGCATTATCCCAACCCGAAGGTGTACCATTATACCCAATAGAAATGATACGATTATCTTTTACAATAATCGCACCTACTTTTAATTTATTGGCTGTAGATAACTCGGCAAAGGTTTCTGCGGTAATCATGTAAGCGTTTTGCCATTTGTTCATTAAGCGGCACACCCCTGACCATCTAAACCACAAACTTCACCTTCTGGAGTATTTTCTACCCAACCCCAATCACCTTCCATACCATTTACAGAATATTCAGTAACCCTTTTTTCAAAGAAGTTGTCGTGTGATGCACCATTCAATACCCAATCTAACCATGGCATTGGATTGTCTTTTACTTTAAATTTAGGTTTCATACCCAATTGTAATAGTCTACGATCAGCAATATGACGAATGTATTGTTTGACATCTTTTTCAGTAATACCTTCTTGGTCGTGACCACTAAATGCTAACTTAATAAATTTATCTTCTAGTTTAACAGCGTTAGTTGCCATTTCATAAACTTTAGACTTCAACTCATCATTTACAATGCGTGGGTGTTCTTCTACAAACTCACGAAACAACTTAGCATTACCTTGAACATGCATAGTTTCGTCACGAATAGACCACTCAACAATAGTACCCATACCTTTCATCTTACCGAAACGCTGGAAGTTTAGTAACATAACGAACGATGCAAATAAGGACATACCTTCATTAAATACTGATTGAGCTAAAATGAGAGCAAGACCTGTATGTGAATTAATGCTACCTTCTTTCATAAAGTCTAACTTGTCAGACATCTCAGAATACTCAAGGAATGTATGAAACTCCTCATCTGGTAATCCTAAAGTGTCATTTAACAAAGCATATGCACGTTGATGAACACCCTCACGATTAGCGAATGATGCAAGCATATTGCGAATCTCATTGTTCTTAAATTTTGGAATCATTAGTTCGTGATAATTATCACCAACCTGTACATCAGATTGTGTGAACAAACGAAGAATTTGAGTCACAAAATCTTTTTCATTTTCAGTTAATTTTGTTTTCCAATCTTGTACATCTTCAGATAGTTCTGCTTCATCTTCTACCCAATGAATTTCTTCATGTTTTTTTGTTAGTTCAACAGCCCACGGATAGTGAAATGGACGATAACTCTTTGATGTGTCTAATAATGACATGTGTTCTCCTATTTTAGTTTTATTTGTAACCATTACAACACAAAAATTAACCAGAGCAAGCTACGCATTCATCATCGTCATCATTGCTCTGTTCTATTGGTTTATTTAAAAATTCCATCAATTCTGCATATCCACCAACATATTCACCATCAATATATACTTGTGGNACAGATTTTACATCTTTACGACCTGTTACTTCTGCCGCAGTTTTGCCTATTTCTTTTAAATCAATTTTATCAAATGGAATACCTCGTAATNTTAGTTCTTCCATAGCCATAGAACAGAATGGACAATCTATTTTTGAATAAACAATACTACGCATATCACCTTGAAGTGCAACTCTTTCTACTTTCTCAGATACATTTTCAGCACGCTGTTTTGCTTCTGTACGAAGATAATACAAACCTTTTAGTCCTTCTTTCCACGCACGAAGGTGTACTTGATTTACATAAGATTTAGGCGCACCAGCTGGGAAAAACAGATTGACAGACTGACCTTGACAGATATACTTCTGTCGATCAGCTGCGTGTTGTACTACCCAATTTTGATCTAACTCATCAGCAGTTTTGAAAACAGATTTTTCTCCTTCAGTGAGAAATGGTAGATGTTGTACAGAACCTTTCTTAGTGATAATAGAAGTCCAATTTACATCGTTGTTTTCATCTTTCTGTGTCAATAATGATTCGAGGTATTTATTCTTTACTAAAAATGACCCTGCTCTTGTGCGATGTGTATATGCATTAGCCTTTAATGGTTCAATAGACGGACTAGTCGCAAGTATTACACCACTTGATGCATTGGGTGCGACAGCAAGAAGATGTGAATTTCTTCTGCCTGAATCTGGGCCATCTGGATATGCACCACGTTCTAATGCTAAACGCTCTGTTTCTTCAACAGCTTGAGTCTTGATGTAATTAAATACAACATCATTAATCTCTTTTGCTTTATCAGATTCCCACGCAACACCATGTTTTTGTAAAAGACTATGAAACCCCATAGCACCTAGTCCGATTGACCTTTCTCTACTCGCACTAAACTTAGCACGTTCAATTGTATCTGGAGCATTCTCAATAAAATAATTCAAAACATTATCAAGCATACGAACCAAATCAGCAACAATCGGAGTATCTTTCCAATCATCATAGTATTCAAGATTTAGTGATGACAGACAACAAACAGCTGTGCGTTCTGCACTAGTCGGTAAGTGAATCTCATTACATAAATTAGACCCATTGATTTTTAAACCTAAGTCTTTTAGTGGTTGTGGTAAATCACGATTAGCAGTATCAATAAAGTTTAAATAGGGTTCACCTGTTCTGAACCTTATTTCAAGTATTCTTTCCCAAAGTTTTCTTGCATTTACTGTTTCTTTAACACTACCATCTTTAGGGTCGCGTAAGTTAAAGCCTATTCCCTCAGTAATTGCGTTCATAAACTCATCAGTAACATTGATAGCATTATGTAAGTTAAGTGCTTTTCGTTGCACATCACCTGTGGGAATACGCATATTTAAGAACTCAATAATATCAGGGTGAGATATATCAATATATGCCGCATACGAACCCTTGCGTGTCTTACCTTGACGATATGCAATCATATCAGCGTCTACTGTGTGTAAGAAAGGCATTGGGCCAGGCGCTATGTCTGATACTGTACGAACATCAGACCAATGACCACCAACACCACCACCATAAACTGATAACCAACGCAACTCAGATGTATGACTAATAAGACCTTCTAAAGTATCAGGAACATACGATAAGAAACAAGATATCGGTTGTCCTTTACCCTTTTTAGATCCATTGGGTGCGTTTGATAATACTGGACTAGCAAACATAAACCATTTATTAGAAACATAATTATATAATCGTTGTGCTAGATTCTCATCTAACTCACCTTCATAAGTTGACCATGCAATAGACGCTCTTTTAAATGCCTCTTGTGGTGATGTTTCGTATTCTGTTAAGTAAAAATCTTTTAACATTCCTATAGCATAGGATTCTAGTAATTTGTCTTTTTCTTTATCTAATCTTACTGACATGTCAATCCCCTTTGAATACAATTATCGGGCATTTCGTCTTCTCCATTGTGTAAACTTTATCTTGGCCATGTTGCCTTGATAAGTATTATTGTTAATGATTGTCTGGACTTCATCTTTAGTCAGTCCAGATAATATCATATCGTTTATGTCTTTTTCTTTTAAATCATCAGGCCATAACACTACATTATATCCCGAATAAATGGTCTTTTCTATTTGTTTTAATATTTCAACATTTCGTCTTTCATTATCAAAGATAATAGTTGTATTCTCTACGGGCAAATTACTAAAGTCAGCACCACCGACAGCAACACAGTTGTCCAAAAACATAGAGTCAATGGGCCCTTCGGTTACTTGTATTGGTTTGGTGGTATCCAACCTGTTGAGGCCGTAGATTTTATCTTTGTCTGGGTCAAGAGTAATAGTAATATACTTAGGTATTTCATTTCCAAACGCTCTCCCTTGAAACGCAAACATTTTATTATTTTCATCAAAGAATGGAATTACCAATCTTGGGTGATCCCCATCTACAGATGAAAATTTATTAGGTATAATACTATTGACCCAAGTGTAAAACTTTGGAGCCAAAAATAACTCATAATGAACCTTAGAAGGAATTTGTCTATTCATCACAAATTTCTTAACAGGGTGGTCATGTCTTAATGACGATACCTTTTTAAGAATTTTTAGTGGTGATGAACCCTTCATAAATTTAGGTTGAGTAAATTTACCGATATCTGGAACTTCTGGTTCATTTGTTTTATATCGTTCCATTATATAGTCATTGTGTAATTTAGGGTCTATGTGCTTCAACAGATTGTTGAAAGATGCTCCAATTCCACAATTATGACATTTATATATAAGATTCAATTCTTTACGAAACACGAACCCACGAGCTTTAGATTGACTTTTTTGAGAGTCACCACAATAAGGACAACGAAAATTATACAGATGATCGCCTGTCTTTTTAAAACGCTGTAATTGTGATGAGAGTATCATCAGATATTTTTGTTCGATATACATGGTGTAATTATAACTCAAATAGTGGAGAAAGTCAACCCCAGATAGGCATTTTTTGCAGAATAAATCCGAATACTATAGAACCACCGATAATCAGCCAACGCCACTTTTCAAGAATACCAACTCGTGAGTTTAGGTCATCTCTAAGCATTTGTTGATTGATTGCATCTTGTTTACTATGTTCTGACATTATATCAGTAAGTTCTTTGTAATTTGTAGTAATACGAGAATGTAGTTCTCTAATGTCTGTTGTAAATTCTAAATTGGCACGATTAGCAACTTCTTCTTGATTTGCTATTCTTTCTTCGTGCACAGCCAACATACGATTGACACAACTAGATACGTCAGTAATCTTTTCAATCGCAACATCAAGTCGTGAAAAGATTACCTTTATATCTGACACTTCTTCTTTTTTGAGAATTGCTACTTCTGTCGTGATGTCATTACTCATCTTTTCTACCTTTAAAGTCTTATTTAGTATACTATGTATTTACGATATTGTCAATAGGTTTATATATTGTTATTAATTCATCTTTACCCTTGACTTTAATCTTGTCTACCTCAATTGATGTAATATTCTCTAGTTGTATCATTGTGTGACTCGAATATAGAGTAGGACAGTTTTTAAACTCTCCTCTCCCTGCTGTTGCTTCTAATCGTGCCGCAAGATTAACTGCATCACCAATAACTGAAAAGTCAAAACGAGTGGAACTACCCATATTACCAACAATTGCTGTACCTGTGTTTACACCTGTACCAACATTAATGTCGGGAAGGCCTCTTTCTTTATATAATACTTTCAGTTCTTTTGTCTTTGCTTCAATCTCTATTGCACTTTTGACTGCCATCTCAGCATGATTCTCCATATCAATCGGTGCATTGAATACTGCCATGATACAATCACCCATAAACTTATCAATCATAGCTCCGTTGTTTAGTAAGATTTTAGTCATGTGATCTAAAAACTCATTGACTAATTCAACTAATCCTTCTGGGTCATCTTTGTTCTTATAGTATTCTGATATAGGTGTGAAACCTATAATGTCCATAAAGAGAAAACTCATCTCTTTGCGTTCACCACCAAGTTTCAATGCCTCTGGATTTTTCTGTAAAGCAGCAACCTGTCTTGGGTCAAGGTAATGTTCAAACTGTTTCTTAATCTGTTGTCGTAATCTAAATTCTTCCATGAACCGCAGAAATGCAGCTACAGACCAAACGACAAACATAGTTAATACAGGATACGACCAATCAACCAGATAACTATATTCTGTAAATAAGTGTAAACTACCATAATAAGTTCCTGCAAGAAATACTGGTAATAGTATTGCACCAAAGTACCAACTTAGTGTAAGCACGACTACTGTCAGTACTAGTGATAACACTAAAGACACTGAAAGCTCTGCTAAATCAGTCCAGAAGGGTCTTGTGATGTTCCTTCCTGTCATCATGGTTGTCACAGAAGCAGCGATCAAATCGTGACTTTGAATGACTCCTACTGGGGTTGCAACTGGATTATCTATACCAGATGCAGTTGGTGAAAGAATAACAATCTTTCCTACGAATGAATCATTGTCTGTTAATTTGTTTAGTGCATAGGTTTTTGTTTTCCATTTGAAATCAATCCAAATAGCACCATTCGCATCAGTCAGTATCTTTTTGTATTTTGGTATGCGTAATGCTTCCACACCACCCTCACCAGTTTTCATCTGATAACTAATATCTCCAGCAGCTGTTCTTAGTATCTCCATAGACAGAGATGGATACAGTTGTCCATCTATTTGAATCACCAAAGGCATCCTACGAACCACACCATCATTCTCTGGAGCAATAAGCATCATACCAACACCTATTGCAGATTTTGAAAATGGTTCTATGGGGCCGACTGCACCACTATAATTGTATATCCATTGTTGCCAAGGCATACCTATCGCGGCAACACCTCTGGGTACAGGATTTCCTTTAGTTTGATTTGCTGGGATTTGTCCTATGATGGTTGGAGTTTTTCTTAACATCTCATCAAATTGTGCATCACCACCTAATCTATCTTTGTCTGCAAACAATATGGGTAATACAACAATTGCAGCACCCCTGCGATATAGATTTTCAATATCCCCTGCAAGTTTATCTCTTGCCCAAGGCCATTGACCATATTCTCTTACAGAATCATTATCTATTTCTACTGTCACAATCTTGTCTGTGATTGTTTCTTGTTGGGATCTTTGATGTTGGTCTAGTGCTTTTAATCTTACCATTTCCAAAAACCAAACATCAGAAAAACGAATACCACAAAAAAATAAAATTACTGATAAAGAGATGATCCACTTTTTCATTTTAATTTCCTTGTGTCAAGGATACACCACAACCACCAGATGTTTGACAGGTCTGTGTAATAGAGTAAGCCTGTGCTGTACTTCCTTGTTGTGTTAATGATAAATCAGTATGATACGAACCATACAGATTAACAGTAGCAGTATGCCCCCCATCACCACTTTGCATAACTTCTTGTGATCCACCATCTGTTCTTATGTTCATTCTCAAGTCCTTATTTCCATTTCCTTTCTGTGTAAGAAATGTACTGTTATTATCACCTCCATAATAATATATTTGTGCATAGTGGTCAGCATTAGCTGTTCCTGTTTCTTGTCCTATTTTTATACTATTACTATTTGCATGTACATCAAGGTTAACTATATGACCACCATATTCAGAGTTGGGTGTAGAACCAGAACAAGTTGTGTCTGTGCTACTAGAAAATGTAGCACCTTGACAAACATGAAGCTGGTTATTATTGCCCGGCATATGAAACCCTATTCTGTTGGAGTCTGAACCTGTGGTATTATACTGTTCAAATTTAAGAGTGTTATTTGTACCATCTATATCACCACCCCAAACTTTACCAGAACCAAAATAAGATACCCAACTAATTGTATTATTATTTCCTACTTGATTAAAATCAAGTGTGTTATCATCGTGAGCCATAGACAAGTTGACATCATTGTTGTTGCCATCTTGATTGATGCTTATCGTTGTATCATCACTGGTAGTAATCTGTTCTATGAACACACTGTTTTCAGCGTATACAATACTACTCAGACTGATAGATAATAATAGTGTTGTCAGTTTCGTCATCTGATGTTATCTCTGGTACTGGGATACCCTGTTGTGTTAAATTAATTCTGTATCCCCAATCTGCATTTAATTTTAAGTGAATATTACTACTTCCAACTGCACGAATTATTTCAAGTCGAGAACCATCACGAATCGTATTGACTTGAGTTGCTTTGTTGAAGCCGCTTGTTCTACCATCTACCATTTCACTTTGAGCGGTTAGTGCGATTAATTGGTCTAGTACATTCATTAGTAAATCAACATCTAAAGGATTGATATCTAGTTCAGTAAAAACCAATTCATCTTCGTCTAATTTATTTTTGTCTAATTCTCTAAATTCTAAAAAATCTATGTCTAATAAATTTATTGTAATTTTAGAACTTTTAATTATTTTTAAAAGTTTTTCTTTGGGTGGTTTAATAATTAATAAGTTGTTAATTTGGTCTAGGGTTAAATCAAGTATAACTGGCTTTGATGGAGTGGATTCACCATTTATAACTAATGTGGATTCAAATGCTTGGGTGAGAAAAACCTGTCCTGCATCACTTTCTACTGATATCTTACCAACTGTTCCATCTGCATTGGGAAGTAGAATGACAAGAGATTTTCCAACCTCATCAACAGTCATACTGAAAGCAGTTCCAAGAACACCTATTCGTGCTGTTGGAGTGCGAATGTCAACATTCTGTGCATTTAGTTTTGCAATGTTACCACTTGCATATCTAACTGTTCCTAATGCGACATTCATTACAAGTTTAGACCCTGTTTTAGAATTTGGGTCATATACAAAATCATCTATTACTAATGAACTGTGTGGACTTATTGCTACATTTGTATTGTCAACAAATTTTATTCCAACATCACCATTACCTGTACGGACATTATCTTTGTATTCAATAGCAGAGTTTTCTTTTAAAACAAGTTTATTTTTTGCCCTTTCTATCGAAGCATTTCCTTTTTGTTTTACTACACTACCAATAGTTTCTGCCAACACCATGTTGACAGAAAACAAAAAGACAAAGCTAATCGTCCATAGTAACTGTAACATTATGGCCAGACCCCACAGTTGTCATATTAACAGTGCCATCATGAGCACCACCTTGTGTGATACTAAATGTACTAGATGCACCTGTATGATGTAGGGTTGTGTCTTGATCGGCAGCACCAGTGTGTGTCGAAGTTACTGTGTTGCTACTACCAATTAGAGTGACACTTGTTACTTTTTTGTCATCACCTATCATTGATGCAGTACTATTTTCATTAATAGTAACAGTATTACTATCTCCTGTTGCAACCAAATCAATATTTGCATCATCAACCGATGCAGAATTACCCACATTAACAGTAGTTGTGTTTGAACTTCCAGTAATTGTTTGAATGATACTGTTATTATCAGATGCCGAACTTGATCCAACTGAAAGAGTAGATGTGTTACTATTTCCTGTTTGGTTAAGAGTAACTTCTTGTGTATCACCCACAACAGATGCAGCAATAGTATTGTTGCTACCAACTTGGTCAATATCTAAAGTCTGGGCATCTCCTGTCAAAGTAACTGCTGTTGTTGAGTCACCAAATTTGTTCGTTTGGCCATCTTGATTAACATTAGCAGTAAGGTTTGCACCAGACTGTGTGATGTAAACATCACTCGCATAACTCACACTCATCATAACAAAATAAGCGAGAACTGTAAGTATGCTAATTTTCATTTTCTTTCTCCTATTTTAGTTTCCACAATCCATTTTCTATTCCCCTTTCAATTACTTGGTTTACTCCATGTTCTATTGCTTTACGAATCGCATAAGTTGTTGATTCATTTTCAGTTGTTCCAGCTTCAATTTCAATCAACTCAGTACCCATATCTAAAAACTTGAACACATTCATACCAACTTTAGTACTTAATATAGTTTTTTGCGAACTTACCGCAAGTAATACTTCACCAGTTTGTACAGATATTAATCGTAATGAAACCGATACTATATCTCTACGATATTGGTCACGAATACCTATACCCAAATATCTCGAACCAACACCACCTGTTTCTATGTTGGTGTCGTAACCGATGATACCACCACTTATGAGAACACCAGCAAACAATAAAGGTTTAACTTGTTCTGCCTTTTCTCCATCATAAGTTGTTCTTGTGTTTCTGATAATTTGTCTTTCTTTTAAAAGATAATCCAAATCCATTCTTTCAACAACAGTAAACCATTTACCATTGCCCGCACCTTTAAGTGCTTGAACTAATAATGAGGCAGCTCCCTGTGTGACTGCTGTACTTAATGATGCAAGGCTATCACTTGGTTTTCTTTGTCCTGTTTGGTCATTAAATTTGTAAACAGCAATCTCAACCTTCCTTTCGGGGGGTCGATAATTTTGTAACTTGTTCATCATTGGTGCAGTTGTAGGTTGTTCAAATACTTCGTATGTTGTACAACCACCTAAACTAAAAAGTGAAATCACCAATAGGAACTGTAATAACTGTTTGACTTCCATTTGCATCCAATATTGTTAATGCTACATTGTCTGTATCTTTGACATAACTGATTGTAGTACCCTCAAATGTGACTGTTCCATTTTGATTTGAATTTTCTCCAAACATACTATCCACAAGTTGTTTCGACAGTTGAGCATAAATTCTTGATTCTACATTCTTTATAAATTTTGACTGATTAGTATTTGCTAAATCTCTTTCTGCTTCTCTAACCGCAGCTTCTTCTTTTTCTTTAATTGCTTTCTTACGAGAATGTTCTTGGTTTTCAACTGTAAGAACATGAGAACTATAACCCACTCCACTAAAAGAAGGAGATACCCATTGGTGCGTTAAATCACCAGCCATACCAATCTTTGAAATTGACATAAATAACAAGATTATATTGACTACAATTAAAAACTTTATAAAAGAGTTCATTTATTTTTTTCT